CCTAGAATGTCATAGTGAATCTCTTCATTACCTTTGATGAATGTCTTGCGTTCATTGACATAACCCCAAGGACTAATCTTGTTAGAGAATGTATCACCCAACTCACGAGCAATCCTACGAATCAAATAAGGGAAGTCGAAGAAGTCAGTGTTCCAACCAGTCACGCAATCAGGATAGTTACCCTGCCAGAAAATCATAAACTCTTTGAGTAGATGTTGTTCATCACGACAGTTGATAAGAGTTACATCTGAACGAGTAGTTGTGGCAGTTCCATACTTTGTCTGTGCAAAGGTAGCTACTTTCTTCTGCTGAAGATCTTTGATAGTGATTAGGAGAATCTCTTCATTGGCGGATTTGATATCAGGGAATCCATTCTCAGTTTCAGTTTCAATGTCGATGGTGAATACTTTAATTTGTTCCATGTCCCAGTTGACATCATCTTCATAGGTGTCACTGATATATTGGTATGCATAGTTGGTGTTACCATAGACAGGGAAACCTTCAACCCCATCATATCGTTTGATGAAGTCACGAGTCTCTCGAATACCTCCAGGCTTCACTTCATCAACATATTGACCTTCAAGAGTTTGCCACTTTGATGGCTCTTTAGAAGTGACAAAAAGCGTAGGATAGAAATCTACCTTACGCTGATATTGCCGACCATTTTGATAACCTCGAACGAGGATTTTATCGCCCACAGGATGGACGCTTGTGTAAAATTCCATTACTTAGTTTTCTCTGCTAATTGTTTATATCCTACCCATGATGGATGAATGTTATCTGTTTGTAATCGAGTGATTGGAAGAACTACATCACCATGCAGTGATGCAATATTCTGTACATGTGTTTGAATGTCTTTAATATCCACACCACCTGCTTTAAGATTACCTGCTGGTAGAATCCAGTAAACTCTATCTGCTTTAGTTAACTCACGAATGGTTTCTAACTCTTTGCGTGTCTTAACATATTTGTGGTCATTACTCCCAAGAGAAATAATAACAGTTTTGGCGACCAACGGAGTTTTACTTACATACTGATTCAGCCATTGATAACTGTTAATACCACCTTTAGAATAGCTAACGCATTCTGTTCTTACTTTACTGACACCAACAGCAATAGAATCACCAACAATTAAACATTCAAGCATTTGGTTTTCCGTACATTAGTTGCATGGCATCCAGGGCGCAGTCATGAACAGGGTGATGTTTAATAACTTCATGACGCTGGAACAGAGGATGTACCACTTCTACATATCCATTTGTAGTACCGTAAAGAATGTCCACTGCAGTACGGACATCTCTCCACATATTATACCCTGTAATTTCTTCCAAGCCAAATTTAACTGCCAAGGAATCAATTGCCATCTGGTCTAATGAACCTCGTGCCCACATAGTTTGTTTCTTTGCGTTTGGAAACTTAGCCATGTAGTCATAGAACTTTTGCATTCCATTCTCAACAGTCATGTCTTCACGAGATGGATCCAACGAAGTCTTGCGAACATATTCATGTTGTGACTTCCACCATTCTAAAGTAGATTTGGATGCAGTTCTACCAACAGACATCTGTTCTTTAACATCAAACTTGACAAAGCAAGCATTATCAAGAATGTCTTGATATGTTGGTCTTGCTTCTGGGTCAAAATGAACCATCGCTGCAGATAGAACTACACAGTTGGATTCTACACCCAAAGTTTCAACATCAAATACAAACATAATAAAACCTTATTTTATACCAATCAATTTTTTATACTCAGTTAGTTTATCATTATTCATTTTTTCAATATCATATCTTGAATGCAATTCTTCTAATGGATAAGTTAAAATATCTTCCAAACTAATACCAAGATTTAAATGAGTGATCATCTGAAACTCACCTGCCATATTTCTATGGTGCACTGCATCAGAAAAGTGATTGGCTATCTGTCGACATTTCATAAAGTCTAGTTTCTGTTCTTCATGATACCATACACCATTTTGATCAAACTTATATCCGTATATCTCTGCATTCAAAGAGAATTCAGATCCATACAAATTAACACCTTTACTTTTATCAAAAATATGTAAGGGATTAAATACAGTATGTTGAACTGGATATTCTGATGAAGTCACATAATCATATAATTCTTGGAAGTATTTGTCATCATCATATGGTAAACCGATGATAAAACCAACACCAGTATTCACTTTACCTGCCCACTTTTCTCTTACCCAGTGTAATCGTTTCTTAATTTTATCTGGGTGAAGTCCTTTACCGATAGCTTTACCACTTGCATGATTAAATGTTTCAATTCCAAAAAAGTTTCCAATCAATCCAGCTTCCAAAAGAAGATCTGCTTGGTGTGGAAATTTATCAATCAGATCCAACCTTAAGAATGCACTAAACTTTGGTTTGAATGGTAATGAAGTAAATAACTTATGGAAGTCTTCCATCTTGTCATTATCATCATTAAATGTATCGTCTGTTATATAAAATGTATCAGTACCTTTAGTTTCCCACAGCTGCACCATCTCATCACGAACTTGTTCCATGTCTCTAATATAAGTACCTTTCTTCTTACCCAGTAATGGATAGTTACAGAACTTACATTTGAAAATACAACCACGAGCAAATTCTAAAGGAACCGCTTCATTCGGGAGTAGATTAAAGTTGTCATTATGCCAGAATGTTTCAATAGAGTCCATTTTTGGTTCTGGATATGAACCTGCATCAATCAATATAGATTTAATTCCGTCAATTTCTATCTGTTTATAAGATGAAATCTTCTCTACCTTACCAGCAAGATAGTGAGTCATCTCAATGAGAGGAACTTCTGCATAACCAGCAACATAATAATCAACCAATGGATCTGCATGTTGATGTAATGCCATTGCTCCACCAAAAACAATCTTTGCTTTGGAATTTGATTTAATAAAATCATAAATCTTCACCATTTTTTCATATGGGTTATTTTGATACATTCGTTCAACACCCCAAATTGATGGTTTTGCTGCATAAAAAAATGTAGATGAATAACCAACCCACAATGTTTCTTCTGATAAATGTTTGCTGATTGCAGTATTAACTTCTTCTACTGTTAGATACTGAAAGTAGTCTACAACAAATGTGGTATATCCGTGCTTCTCCAATTCAGAAGCAATTCTATACGCTCCAAGAGCACGCTGTATTCTTGGATAGTTTTCTGGCATCGTTTGACCACCAGCAAATATGATTACATTAGCCAATATAATTCCTTAAATTAAATTCCATTATTAGTTTCGCCCTCTTTTGTAAAGAATGCTTTCATCTTTTGTGCATCAGTCCAATCAGAACAGTAATCATTATCTAGATCACATTGCACCAATGCTTCTTCAGTCGTCATAACTCGATGAGAAATGATTTGCTCACCAATATGCTCTTGTGAGAATTCTTTTGCTGTCTGCATAGTGACATCATCAAGAGCATACTCAGGATTAGAAGCTGGTGCTTCTACCATATATCGCATACGGAATGTAGAAATACAGTCCACTAACACCCATACTTTATCAGTCATTATAATTTCCTTTTGACACTTGATACAATGCTTCGTGTTTATCACACAAAGTGCGAATCCAACCACCAGTACGATGATCACCTTTCTCACCGCAAGTTTCGCAAGTACGACCAGCCCATGATTCAGCCATGGTTACCATACCACTAATGTAGTCATCACCACCTTGATAGTAGAATCGTAGTCCACCGAACTTCTCTTTTATCTGTTCAACACGAATCCAGTCAACCTTTGGTTTAATGTCATGCACAGTTTCCATAATTTCATCGGCACGATCTTCATCCCACATGGATGGCTGTTTACCTTTACAAATAAACTTTAATACTGCATCACGACCTTTATCACGAGCACGATCTAGTCGTAGATCGTGGGCACGCATGTTGCGTCGCCACTTAGTGTAATGATCAATCTGGCCAACCAATACTTCAATGATAGGATACCAACCTTCTCCGATTGCGAATCCACCATAGTGTTTTCCCTCGCCAAAATAGCGAGGGTATTTTTCTGCCATATGTTTTTCAAATTCTTCGTAAGTCATGACAGTTCTCTTTGCATTTGCCATTGCCAATGCTTATACAATTCTTCATATGCTCGCAGAACTTCGTCTGGCAGTTTGTTACCTTTACGAACTTCTTCTTCAATAACTCGACCAAGTGCTCGAGCCAATCTAATTTCTTCTAAGTCATACATATCAGTACCAAGTCCTATGTTTTTCTGCTACATGTTCACGACCATCATACTCTTCAATTTCGTAGTCAACTGCATCTGGAATTTCCACCACTGCTAATTCAGCACAACGACCAGAGTATAACTGGCTGTTCTCTTCGACCAACTGAACCAGATATGGATCGTGTCGTTCAATGTCTCGATCATAAAGAGTCTGCTCTGAATGTGCAGCATTATATGCTTTGCGGTCTTCCATGCTCATGGAATAAAATGCTTCACCCTCTTTTGATTCTAGTCGTTCACCTTCTGGTAGTAACCAACAAGTAAAAATGTCAAGCGACTTAAACTTAGTATCTTCTTCGATAAAGCATGGCAAGCCAGCCAGTTCGCAATAGCGAGCAACTCCCTCTTTTGATAGAGAGAATCCGCCAAAGCAACGATTAATAACGACTTTTGTCATTGGTAACTCCTAAAACATTATGTATAATTTTATCTTGTATCATATGGGGAACAGTTGAATATGGAAAGACCAAAAAGAATGGACAACCACCAGCACCCCAACCATTAGTGAGTAGAAATGTTTTGTACTCTGCTATATCTTTTTTACTCTTTGGGTTAAACAATCGTTTCTTTGAAGAGGAAAGTTCTAGTATCATTTAATTACCTTACTTGAATCTGCAACATCTTTATCATCACGCAACTCGATAAACACTGGCAAGAATAGAGATTCTTCTCCTTGTTTGTTTTTGATTCTAGCATTATACTTCACTGCCACAATTTTGTCAAGTAATTCTTTTTTAATATGCCATAGGTTGATTCTATGGTCATCTGTAAACCCAGAACCCACATTCACTTTCACAACACCATCTGAAGATTCACAAACAATTGCACCAAGCATTCCTACAGCTTTACCTTTACCTTCTTCAACTGCAACAATCTTAAGATCGCATTCCAACTCACCTTTGAATTTGATCTGAGTCTTGCTTCGTTTATCTTCCCAGATACCAGATCCATCTTTGAGAATAATACCTTCGTATCCATCAGCAAGATATCCTTGGAAAATGTCTTGTGCTTCTTCTAGATTCTGCACAATAGTAGATGTCACACTCCAAATCTTTTTACCTTCAGACTTCTGATTGTTGACAATCTTTTCTAGAGTCGAGAATCGTTTTGAATATGGAGTTGCGCAATTACCACTCTCAAATAAGATGTAAGGAATCAAATCCCAAACAGTTGCATGAACCATCGCAGCTTCATCGGCAGAGATTGTACCCTTGTTTGCTTTGTTCAGAATACCATTACCTGATTGACGATCCATAAATTGATAACCATCTGGATCCATGACCAGCAACTCGCCATCAAACACACAATCAATATCACCTGCCAAAGCAGCAAACTCTTTCTCAAGATTACCCAACAGATGAATCTGTTTACCATTTCGGCTACGGAATTCTACCTTACCACTACGAACAATGGCATTGAATCGCATACCATCCATCTTCATTTGAGCATAAGCTGGGAATTTAATCTTATCGACCAACTTCTGTTCGAATGGGCTGCACAACATACATGGATACTCAGGAATCAAATGAGACCAAACTTTATTGGCAGTTGATACATCAACACCACACTTCAAGTCTTTCTGAATGATTCTCTCGATAACCTTAGCATTATCTGGCTCAAGACCAGAAAGTATTGCACGCAGATGAGCAATTGCTGCATTACCAGTCACTTCTCGGCTAGAAAGGTAATACAAATTCTGTAGTGCCATTTCCAATGATGTTTGGTGTTCTGAATCCTCACCAACGAATTCATACTCAGGAATCTTTCGTTGATAGAATTGAGTAAAGGGATCCAAAGCAAGGCGAATTACCTCACGCAAAATTTCGTTATCGCTGTTCGCTTCTAGTTGCTCGATCTTGAAATTGCGTGAGGTATTCGCAGCAAGACTGTCAAAAAATTCATTTAGATTCATTCAAAACTCCATCAATATGTTTACACTTGCTGTGATATTTGTAGCCGATACAACTACAGTACATTCCATTGGGTGATTGTTCTACAGTATACACATGGTCTTTAGTACCCTTGACATGCCAGATGCGATGCGTTGGCTCTTGTCCTTTGAAGTACATGTTGCGTTTGATAACTTTGAATTTACGATATCGAGTATCGAAACGAATAGGATTCTTAAACATCGTAAAGTCTTGCGGATTGTTCCACTTGAAGTATCCGAAAATCTTCTCCATGTTTTCGGACATTATATAAGTGTGATTGGGTTGACGATGTTCAACATCCCACTTAGTAATTTCTCTGGCTAGAATCATACAACCACCAACTCTGAATATTCGATCTCTGGTTCACGACATGCAATAGCACCATCATATTCCAACTGAGACTTCTCAAACCAAGAAAGATAATCATCACTTTCAACAGACCAGTCGAGGATGTATTCACGACAGTAGTCGTTATTCTTCTCGATGTCTGCTGCAGCTACAACTTCAGCATGGTCGATGTTCAATGGAACACCTGTGATTTTATACTCAGAACCACCCTTCATTTTCCAATACTGTGGACACTCACCTTTACCATCCCAATCATGAGCACCATAGTTTTCCATATACTGAGTACGAATCACAAGCATCATATTAAAATTCTCCAGTCATTAGATCAATTATACCCTAAACAATCTTGCAAGACAAGACTTAAATTCCACTCCGACGAGGATATCCAGTTGCAAACCCAGATGTGCCAGTAGAACCAACACGAGTAGTCTTTGCAGACATTTTGGACTTCGGTGCTTTGCGTGGTTTAATCACTTCAATAGTGCCACCCTTCTTCAAAAACAACTTCAATTGTTTTTCGGTTTCAGCACGCAACTCAGACTTTGATTTAAAAATGGTATTCATAATATTTCCTTTCAATCACTTCGACAAGTTAATCACACGAGCATCATATTCCATGAAGCTAACTTCCATTGGAACATAAACATTTTTACCAACACGAGAACTGCGAACACCTTTGCGGAATTTTCCATCAAAGAAGTCATTGATACATTCTACTTTGTATGCTTTGTAACCAGTTTCTTCGGTTATAGAAATAACTTTACCTTCGATGAAACAATCACTGCGACCATACATTGGTTTAAAATCATAAGCACGAATCACATCACCAACAGAAGCCAACTTTTCGAATTTCAACATTTCGTTACCTTTCCTAATCATCATAACATCTATTATACAGTAAGTTGCAATTAAAGACAACAACTATCTGGAATAACCCTACGAGTCTGAGGGGATTACTAGCCCTCTAGGAGACAGGGTCTGGAATGTGAAAAACCCTCTACGAGAGAGGGTTTGGAGGGAGGAAAACGAGGCTCTAGCCCTGTAGACTAGGGCATCTGTAGTCCAGCTAGAGCGGAAGCTGGAGCCACTTGGATCCCAGATCCATATAATCGGTTATATTCATTGACCATATTCTGGCTCGGTTCTCCTTCTGCAACGATGGAATCCTTGAAGAATTTGATATTACCTTCACAATATGGCATGTATGGCATTAATGCGACACCCATACCTTGTTCTGTTCTCTGTAGCATAACTACTGCAGAATTCTTAATCTCATGATGTTCTGCGTAGGTATTGAAAACCTCACCAATCATTTCTTCACCACTAACTAATTTAAAAATTACAATACTTCCTGCTTTCATACTAATCCTCTATAACAAGTTGTTCAATAAAATCTGCAGCTAAGTTTTGGTCTGTGAAACATCTCATTATCACAACTTCCAAAGCATAACAATGCTGTGCAATAACCAATACCTGTTTATTTTTATAAACAGATATTTTTAAGATCCATTCACCACGACGAACTGTGACGAATGAAATCATGTTTGGTGTTATTTTTGCTTTCATCATAGAAATTATTTAGGGAATCCGAAGACTCCCTAATGTTTCTATGACTTAACTGGCTGTGGGGTTTTACCGTTCACCCAATCCCAATCATCATCTGTCATTGGGATCCAATTGTTCATTTTTGATCCCCTGATTCGTTTAGAAGTTGCTTCTCACCTTTAGACTTAACAGCGATCTTCTTTGGTTGTTTCTGTTCTGGAATCAAACGCTCCAAAGCAATCTTAAGCATACCATTGAACAACTCTGCGTCTTTAACTTCTACTTCATCATTCAATACGAATGAACGAGTGAAAGCACGATTAGCAATACCTTTAAACAAGAACTGATCTTCCAATGGATCTTCAGCAGTCTGTAGTTTACCACGGACAACCAATTTACCTTCGTCGATTTCGATATCGATATCTTGTTGACCAAAACCAGCTACAGCGATTTCAATCGTGTACTTGTTCTCGTCTGTCTTAACGATATTGTATGGAGGATAGTTAGGGATATTTTTGGAAACATCATCATGTAGTTTTTGAAGAGTCTTAAAGTGCTCATCGAAACCAACGAAGAATTTATCCAAGTCTTTAGTACCCCAGAATGTAGGGACAAAGTTTGTAGTCATAATCGTCTCCTTACTTGGTAGCGAATACTTTAGAAGCATCGAACTTAACTGCTTGTTTAGCAGTCTCAGTTGCAACTTCAAAAGTAGTCTTAGCAACTTGCTTAGTGAAAGCAGTTTGGCTATCTACGAATGCTTGGATTGATTTGGCTAGAGTTTCGTCTTTAACGAATGTCTTGACGATTTGAGTTTTCGCACCTTGTACAGTGTCGATGAATGTGTTAGCGTATTGTAACATTTATTTCTCCTATTAAGCGAGGTTTATTAAAAATATACTACCCCAAATGGGCATAGTATTTGCTGGTTACTTTATCCAGCGCACATTGACGAAGTGCAGTGAAATCTCTCGGACGCCTGTTGCCGTAGCGACCAACGGATCCTAAGGTGGATTCTGGCGGTGTTTCTGGTGTAGGTACAACTCGCAAACCTATTCTTCCCATCCCTGGGACAAAACTATTTAGGCAGCAGGTAATTCAGCTGACTTTGCTGCTTCTGCATCTGATGCAGCTTGTGCTTGTGGATCACCTTGTTGTTTGATTTTGCTAATCAATCCAGCGATCTCTTCAAATGGGTGCTTACCCAATACACGAAGAATAGTATTTACTTCTGCGATACTCAATTCAAGTTTAATCATTTTGCTTTCTTTCCTATGTTATATTTTGGAACTAATTCCCACTGGTCTTTTTCTTTATAAGAGACCACCTTAATTTGAGACAGAGACGCTTTCTGTTCTGCCTGCGTACTATTTAGTATCTTTAATAGATCCCAGTCCGCTAGCAATCCAGCAATAGCATTTCTTCTCTCAATATCGCCACTCGTGATGTTAGACTCTTTGCCATCAAGAGCGAACAATTCTTTGAAGTGCACAATGAAGTATCTACCTTGCTTATGTAAAATATGGCAAGATTGATATAGTTTGTTTTCTTTTCTGGAAGCAATACCGATGCGAGTTAATGTCTCACGGACTTTTAGAAAGTTGTCTGGTTCTGGCAGACTCACTTCAAGCATCGACTCTGGTGTCCAGTCGTAGTAAATCATTTCTACAGTCATTATTTTCCACCTTTGTATAATTTTTCTTTTATCATAGTCAACTGGTCTTCCGTTAAGATACTTAGAGCTTCATTAGCCTTAGCATCGGAATAACCGAAGTATTCTTTAACTAATCGGAGGGATTCAGTTTCGGCATCTTTTTTGTGCCATTTACTGAATCTTTTCTTCTTAGAGATACTATTTAGTAAAAAGGAAAATTGCCAATCCTCTGGAATACCAGAGTTACGATTCATCTCATTGGCATACAGAACCGTATCAGGAAAATAACTTAGACCACGATTGACAATGAAAGGAGTATAATCCTTCTTTGCCATTGGGTCTTCTGCGAATAGATCTTTCTTAGTTAGGTTAATTGCATTAATAAAATCAAATGGGCTCATGAGATAAACCCAACTTCTTTTAAGATTTTTTCATTGCAAGCAAATCGTTTTCCAGGGAATCGTTTTGCAAGAACATCTTCTAATTGTTCTTTGGTATTACCTTGCCCCATGAACTCATCAGTGTTTTTATTATAAACATAAAATACACCACTATGTTGTTCAATGTTAATTTGGATTAGTTCTTCAGACTCTGCTTCTTCTAATTCTTCAGACAGTTCCTGCATGATTCTTTTGGTAACTACTTTGGCATGAATCTCACGGAGTCTCCATCCGTAAACAATACCTACCAGTAAACTTAATACACAGTATACAATAGTTTCCATGTTAGCCTCATTTGAATTTGCAGTTAGCCATAACTTCAGTCAGTGCAGCCATAATATTTAGTTCATGGTCAGCAACGAATGCTGCTTTATACTGATAGTCAGCCAATGTGAGGACTAGTTGAGGAATACTATTTGGTTCGATGTTTTGCGTAGCAGTGTCATACAATTCACGGAACAATGTAGTTGTGTCTGCATCTGATTGCTTGGCAACCCACTTGCGCACTTCTGTAAAGTTCTTTTCTTTCATCAACTTGATTAAGTCTTTAAAAGATTCCTGTGACATATTAACAAGAATGCCAGAATCAATCTTACCTGAAACAGAGTATCGTTGAAGTTCGTTTAGAATACGACGATAGTCAGGGAAGTGTTTTGTGATTAGTTCGGCAACGACTTTAGGATCGAATGCTACTTCTTCTTGTTTGAGAATCTGAGTTGCTCGTTTAAAGAATGATGCAGCGATCTCTTGTTTATCTTTAGACTCGATCTTGAATTCAATCACAGCACAACGACTGTGGAGTGGTTCAATAATACGGTTCTTAAAGTTACATGTGAAGATGAATCGGCAGTTAGCAGAGAACTCTTCAATGAAGCTACGGAGAGCAGGTTGAACCGACTGGGCATTCATATAGTCTGCTTCGTCAATGATAACAACCTTCTTAGAATCAGTTAGGGATACTGTTGAAGCGAATCCCTTAATGGTAGTTCGAAGAACATCAATCGAACGACCTTCGTCAGATCCGTTAATCATAATATACTCAGCACCGATCTCGTTGCACAGTGCCTTTGCTACGGTAGTTTTACCTACACCTGCAGTACCAGAGAACAAGAATGATGGCAATTCACCTTGATCAATGTATTGTTTAAATGTATCTTTTAGTGATTGTGGCAATACACAATCTTCAATCTTCTGTGGGCGATACTTTTCTACCCACAAGAATTGTTCTTCACGACTATCAATCATAACAAACTCCAAACATAATAAAAAGGTAAAGGGGAACAAGTCCCCTTTGATTAGAACTCAAATGTAGAATCAGCTTCTACTGCGACATAATAAACTAAGTCGCTGTTCGGAGATTTAAAGCGAGAGATTTTCTTGCTTGAGATAGAGATATCATAATCTCCAGGAAGCATCTTTAGGTTTTCTACCTTCAAGTTCACTTTGAAAGTCTTGTCTGTATCACCAACTGGTTCACTGAAAGAGTTACCAGAAGCATTCTTCTTATCACCGACAACTGCGGTAATCTTAGAACCATCACCAACGATTGATACATCGGCTGCACGAAGAACAGAAGCAGTCTTGTGAATCATATTCAACATTGCTGCAGACATACGGAAGTCGATCTCTGCTTCAGGGAATGTGATTGCTTTCTGAGGTGCAACTAGAACAGATGCGTCTGCAGCGAAGAATTTAATCTTCATGTTACCTTGGCTGATAGAAACATACTTGTCTTGGAAGTCCAATTCAGGATCTTCAAACAGAGACATCGCACCCAAGAACTCATTGAGGTCGTAGATGGCAAAGTCAGGGAAGGTTTCATTGGTCGTTGCATCAGCCATCACATTCTTCTGTGCACTGATTGTAGCCAATTTATTACCCTGCTTCAAAAGCAAATTGCTATTGATACCTGCAAAGTTCTTAATAAGTGCTACAGTTTCTTTACTTAATTTCATTACTTTCTCCATTCAAATGATTACATTACTATGTATAAAACATTATACCCCAGTTTTGGGGTATAAGCAAATTTATTTTCCAATCATCAACCCAGTCATGTTGCTTGGGACAACGATGGTCTGAACCTTACCATTCTTGATACCTTCAGAGATATTAAGTGCAGCTTGGGCATTCATGTAAGCAATAGAACTAGCACCTTGATTGGATAGTGCTTGCATACGCTCTGCTTCCATCTTAGCAGTACGAACCTCAACTTCTTTCTGCTTCAGTTCATTCTTGGCACGAACCAATGCATTGGCAGATTCTACAACAGAGTCTGCAGGCACGATGTTACGAATCAACACCTGACCAATCATCAAACTGCCATCGAGTTTCTCTTCAGCCAGAGACTTCTGAATCTGTTCTTTAATTGCCTGCTCCATTGCTTGGCGATTGTCTGCCATATCCAATGCTTCGTACTTTCGTGCTTCTTTGTAGATAGCGTTACGAGTAGTTTGAACAATGTAGTTATACATCAGGTAGATGTCGCCATTATGACGAGCATGGAATGCTTGGCTTTTCTGGCTATACAACTCAGCCACTTGTGCTTGGTTAATGTTATAGATAACAACTGCGTCAAAGTCTTTCATGGTGCTGTTATCTTTAGCAACTGGAGTCATGTCTTCCAGTTTAACATTAACATCTTTAATTGGGAATGTTAGAACATCACCGATCAATACTTGGTTGAAAGAACCTGGAAGAAGTTCACCTTGTTGTACTTGTTTATCAAAGCCAACACGAACACCAACTTCACCTGTCTCAATACGAGTGCAACCAGTAGCCAAAGACAAAGCTGCAACGATAGCGGAAATTTTCAAAACTGTTTTCATAATCAATCCTTAAAATAAAATAACAATACCAACTAACACAAACATAGAAACAAGAGCAGTCAACAGACTGTATCCTGCCATCTTGACGATACTAATTTTCTCTACACGAGTGATGTGCCAGAAATAACTAAAACCGAAAAACATAGCACCCCAAACAGCGAGGAATGTCAAAATAATCCTAATCATTTCTTTTTACTCTTTCTAAACTCTTCAACGAGTTTCTCGTGTTGTTCTTGATTACAGTACAAATACCATTCACGAACAATATCATTAGTCACAACACCATTGTCTTCAATAACTCTAGCTTCAGGTAAGAAGTAACCAATGATAGTAACTGGAGCATTATTGTTCACATTTCGTTCAACCGAAAACACTTTCACTGCATCAAAGTCAAAACAAAAACTAGATGCTGGAATATCAGCATTAACCTTTGCTAGAATTTCTCTGAGTTTTTCCAACTCAGATTCAAGTGTATGTACCTTCTTGGTCAAATCAGACTTACTCAACAGAGCATTCGCCAACTGTTCATCTGTTTTCTTTTTACAAAACCAAAACATTATTTTTCATCCTTTGAATACTTCACATCATGCTCATACAAAAACATCAAGCAACACATCGCATGTGCCAGATGCGACAATCCAGTTTCTTGGTCGTTTTGCTCTCCAGCTTTCCATTGCCAGAGATGTCGCTGTAGGGCATCGAAGTAACGACGCTTGCTATCAGGTACAAACTTCCAATTATCAGGTTCATATTTCTCTGCTCCGAATGTGAGCACTTTTGCAGTTTCTTCCAATGCCAGTGGCGGTAACAAACCATATTGTGGTTTACCACCATCGAATTTACGACCGCCAGTAGTGGCATTCTGACTGGCTTTTACTTCATCTTTCTTTGCCATATTATTCTCCAATGAAACGACAAATGGATACTCCGAAGAATATCCATTTATAGTTCACTGATTAGCCACGAGTGAATGCAGAAGAACCAACAACTGCATTAGCGATTGCTACCATACGCTTGCTTGGTTTACCGATACGATACTTTGTACCTTGTGAACCATCAGAAAGAGTCACTGAGTTTGCATAAACACAGTTTCCTTGCTCACGCAAATAATGAACAGCACGACCAGCATTTTTAATACCAAAAGTACCAGTGATCTGACGAGCAGTAACTTCGTGACCATTCTCTAGGTGGGCTAGCAACTTAGCATGTTTCGACATAATATCTCCATAATAAAACCATCAAATGAAAAAAATCATCTGGGGCGATGGCAGTACCCCAGATGACAGATAAACTCTAATTAAACAGTGATGCCATTCTCACGGAGGATCGCATTGAAGTCTTCAGTGTCGTCATCGAACTCAACTGCTTCATCAACAATCTTCTGAAGACGAGACATCTCCATTGTATCTTCTTTAACAGCCTTAGCTTTTGCAGGTGCTTTGACTTTAACAGTCTTAGCTTTAGCAAGTTTCGCAACTTTGGCTTTAGCCTTAGTCACAGCAGGTGTTTGTTTGTCAGCCAACTCTTTGGCATAGGCAGACAACTCTGTATCAGTAGGAACTGGAAGCTGGTAAACACCACGCTCGATTTTGTTCTTGTTGAACAACCAGTTAGGATAACCAATCTTCTCACCCTTCGCACCAGTGCGAGTGTCACGAATTGCATAATAAATTGCAGCACATTCCTTCAGAGTAATCTGAGGGTCAGTCTTGTACTGTTTATTGGATTCAATAACAGCGACCACAAAACGCTTTTGAGACAGAGTCAAGTTTGCAAATTTCAACATAATATATTTCCTTAAAAAGTTTCACAAAAAATTTCAACTAACGAACCATTATTATACTACAATTCCCAATTAAAGGCAAGTCTTTTCTGTAATAACCCTACAGATTGTAGGGGATTACTAAAGTATTACTTTTTAGAAAGGAATTTCGTCCGATGGACTAGGTGCAGGTGCTTCTACAACTGCAACAGGCTCGGGTTGTGGGTTTGCAACCTTGTCGAACAGGTCGATGAATGCAGCCTTAGTTGCAGCATCAAAACGATTGCAACACAACTCGACAGCTTTCTCTCGTTTCTTAAAGATAGCAAAAGCACGAACAATGTGGATCATACGACGAGTCGTAATAGTTTCATCCACACCACCATCCTCGAAAGTGCGACGAATTGCTTCAGCCCACTTCACGAGTGTCTCTGCAAACTCTTCATCTAAGCATGAATAAGTTTCCATGAGATTCTTAATAATCTTAACTTCGATCTTCGCATTTGGGTAATCCTGTTCAAAGGTTACAGCGAATCGCTCCAAGAATGCTTCGTTCAATACATTGGTACCAATGTAACGACCATCGTCACTACCTTTACCCTTAGTGTTTGCAGTGGCAAAGATGTTGAACCCCTCAGCTGGAACAATCATCTCATTCTTGAGTTTGAAGTAGTATGGCTTACCCTCGAGAATCGGTTGCAAGCAAAGTAGAGTGTTTGCTGAACCTGCATCAATCTCGTCAAGCAAGAGTGCAGTGCCATTGCGCATGGCGATAAGGACTGGACCTTCCACGATCTCCACATTACCATCTTCAAGAGTCTTGGAGCCGATGAGTTGTTCTTCGTCAGTCATCATGTTCAAGTTGACACGAATCAGAGGACGCTTGTGTTTGGAACAAATCTGCTCAACCATGGTGGACTTACCATTACCAGTTGGACCAGAGATGTATGCAGGATAGAAAATTCCAGACTTGATAATATTCTCCAAATCGGTGTAGTTACCGAATGGAACAAAGTTAGGATCTTTCTTTGGAATCAAAGCTGAGATATCTGAATAATCCACTTTAAATGATTCTTGTTTCACAGGTGTAGCTTTCAGTGCAGTATTACCAATAACTGGAGTCGCACCGCCACTAATTGCATACAACCCACGACCAACTTTTTCTTTCATAAGCCACAGAGGATACTTCTCTGTCTTCAATGCTTTCATAACATCCAAAAGTTCTGGACGACTCACAGTACCCTTAGTTTGGGTATCTGGATACATCTCAGCTAGTTTGGATTCGAACAATTCACGAAATTGCGTATCTGTCTTTGCCATCACATTCTCCATAATAAAACTACTTTCAATCAATCTATAACGACTATTATTCCCTAAAACGCAATAAAAGACAAGTGTTTTTTGGAATAACCCTATGGAAAACAGGGGATTATTTTCCCCTGTAAAATCAACAACTTAGGCTACTAACCCCACGAACCTGTTGAGCAGGACTCGGCTGGTTTTCTTAACATTCAAGAATTTACCAAAGTTTCTTGCAATAGCTTTTGCATTGGCATCAGCTTTTACATCCAACGAACCCTCTTCAATTTTAGTAGAAGATTGTGGAATCAAGAACAAATCATCACGACCAGTATTCTTCACTGAAGCAAAACCATTATTGCGGAAGTCTTTCTTCCATGCTTCAATCAGAGTTGCTTGGTCACCTTGATAGTTTGGAAGGTTTGAATTCAAAACACAACGCAAGTCACGACCACGATTTTGGCAGATATGGAATCCAACCAAAGCAACATTGTAACGATCCTTAATCATTCGAAGAATAGTTTCAGTCTGTTCAGAAGCCATACGATTCAACTCATAAGTTTTTTGAGTAACTTCATCTCTAATCAAGTTCTTGATTTTGATTCGTTTGTATTGATTGTTGACAATCTCAGTTCTAGTGTCATCGAGACGACCACTAGAATATGTAGCAAGAGCACCACCTTCACCATCAGTCAAAGTAATGAATGTCATTTTCTCAATACTGTTATTCTTGATATAAGTTCCAAGAGTATTGTAGCAGTATACCAATGCTTCGTTTAGTGGTGTGCCACCAGTATTGTATCCTTGATTCCATTGGAAACGATAGTCAAGAACACGACGAGCCATAGAATTAAATTCGCTGGTAGTCATTTTGTTACTGAACAACTCTAGCAAGCTGAATCCTTCAGAGGTTGCAAGCAGGTCATTAGAAGTTTCACGCTTGAGAGATCTCCAAGCACTATACTCAGTGTAACGCTCTTGACGATTATCTTTGTAGTCAGTGGTAAATGCAAGCACACGATATGGAATCTGAACACGATTACAGAACATAGCCAAGTTGATAACTTGTTTCAATGTATCCTGTAGAACATCATTCATAGAGCCAGACCAGTCAACAAGCAAAATCATACCATGGTTTTTACCTTGTGGTAGAGATGTCACTCGCTTAAACAAATCGTCTTGCAGTTTGTATGCATATATTTTCTTCATGTCGAGAGAACCAATCTTTGATACCATTGCACGCTTGTGAATCTGAGCAGACTTCTTCATCTCGAATTCTTTAACGAGATAATTTACAGTGCGAATAGACTCAGTCTTGAATTGATTGAATTCAACCAACTGTTTGGCTTTGTATTCTTTCAACTGCTCTTCACTCATGTAGCGAGTTTTGTAATCAACCATTTCTGGATTGTCCACATCCCATTGCTCTGGTGTTTTAGTTTCGTTCAACACTCGCTTGTAGCTAACAACTGGATCTTCAAAATAATCTTTATCAAATTTCCAGTATCTATACTCAGTGCTGTCGTCAGCAAGGTCTTCCAGTTTGTTGGAGAATGCACGCTCTGTCTTAGACTCCAAGTCATCGCCTTTGTCAGACTTGTCATCGTTTTGCATCTGAGGTTTGTTTGAAGTAGACTTCATACTACTATCAGCATCTTCATCCTCTTCTTGATCCCAATCACCATCCATGTCTGGATCGAAGTCCATTTCATTTTCGTCTTCGTCTTCATCATCACCTTCAGCAGATGCACTGAGTTTCATTCTTTCTTGACGCTCTTCAGCTTGTTGCTTAGCGAATGCATATACATCGTGTGCTAGTTGAATAACATCTTCAACAGACTCAGTGCGTTCAGCACGATTCACGAATTCTTTCTCATCAGGTGAGAATTTAACACCACACTGGAAGCCAGCCTTGAAGTACAAGTTGATTTTGTCAATCAGAAGCAAGTCGTTAAAGTCTTGGACATTTTTAGTACCAAAGAAGTCACGCTCGTTCAATTGTTTGTAACCTTCATTCATGCGTTTACGCAATCCTGGATATTTGCGTTTGATGAGTTTCTCAATGCGCACATCTTCGAGCACATTAAGGTAAGACATCATCTTAGGATTTTCTTTGATTGGATCCATGTATTGATCCAAGGTGTAGAGTGCATGGCCAACTTCGTGACCAATTAGCATCTCTTCAATTTCAGGTGTCATGTCTTTCCACATCGGAAGAGTCAACACTCGACTCTTGATGTCAAAAGATGCAGTTCGAGTTCTGGCACGAATCACTGAAAGGTTTTCAGTAGCCAGTAGTCTTGCAGAGAGATCGCTTGCTTTCATTTCCATTATTTATTCTCCAAAAGCCATTTCAAGTTCATGCTCAGTCAACAGTGCTTCAATTTCTGCACGATTAGCCAATTTTACAGGGAGGATAGATGCAATTTCAAGTGCATCTTCATATCCATAGTCAGCACACAAACATGCCAACTCAAAGTCATCAAAACCGCTCCATTGATTTTCCATAGCATTCTCCATAATATACGACTATTATACAGCAATCTCAAATAAAAGACAACACTTATTTTGCTTACAAAAAAGCCCTGTATCTAACAGGGCTTAGAGGGTTAGTGGTTACTTACTTAGCTCTAGGAAGTTGCAATAACTGAAAAATCGTTTCGTTTTTCGAACTTTATTACAGACCTAAACTTGTCAAATAACTGGTCTCCTTTGTGGGAGATTACAAAGATGTTGGAGTTCTCTCCGAACTGATTCATTAGATTCAAGAAGTAATCTGTTCCTGCTGTATCCAATGAAGAATCAAAAATCTCATCCAACAGTAATAGGTTACAGTTGACTGAATTCTTCATCTTGGCAATTTGTCGCCATGTGAAAAGGATTGCCAAGTCGATGCGCATCTTCTCACCTTCAGAGAAAGAAGCATAAGTGAAGTCATCACGGAATCTAGACTTAACAGATTCATTGAATGCCTCATCTAACTCGAAGTGAATGTATGCATCCATGGCATTCAGATACTTGTTAATCAACTTGTTC